AACTCGGAAGAGTGGAGTGGTGTAGCACTACCATTGGTGCGTAGAATCTTTGGTGAAATCGCATCCAAAGAATTTGTATCCGTTCAACCAATGAACTTACCATCTGGTCTAATTTTTTACTTAGATTTCAAATATGGTACAGCAACTGGTGGAAGAACAACTTCTGAATCACTTTTCGGTGGAACAGGAGCAGATTTAGGTTCAACTGACGCGGCTGTAAACGGTCTTTACGGAGATGGACGTTATGGTTATTCAGTAAACGAAAACGAAGCAGTAAACATTACTATTTCTGGAAACTCTGGAACTGGTTCTGCTGCAACTTGGGGTGAAGTAGGTTTTGATTCTGCACTTTCAGCATCCGTTGCTGCTGGTGAAATCTTCAAAATCACAACCGCAAGAGCAAACATTAGTGCAACTGCTGATACAGATGCCGCTCCTTCTTTTGTAGTGAGTGGAAGTGGAATCGTAGGAAACGTTCCTGCATTCAACGCATTTGATGGAACAAACTTTGTTCTTTTCGTATCTGCTTCATCCGCACCTTTGAGTGGTGACCCTCACGTGAAATATAGTGTAGTACCACAAGATTATGATAGAGGTGATTTTGAAGATAGAGACCCAGTTAGAGGAACCGGAACTTCTGGTTTAGATGCTGGTACAGATTTACAGATTCCAGAAATTGATTTGGAATTGAGATCAGAACCAATCGTAGCCAAAACCAGAAAATTAAAAGCAGTATGGACTCCTGAATTGGCACAAGATTTGAACGCTTACCATTCAATTGATGCAGAAGCAGAATTGACATCTATGTTATCCGATTACATTTCTTTGGAAATTGATTTGGAAATCTTGGACTTGTTAAAATCTAATGCATTGACAACTGAATACTGGTCAGCAACAATTGGAGAAGAGTACAATCCAAATACTGGTACGTGGGCAGGTGGAAATTCCACTGTAGCATATCAGAAAAACACATGGTTCCAAACATTGGGAACGAAACTAAACAAAGTTTCTAACAAAATCCATCAATTGACGTTGAGAGGTGGAGCAAACTTTGTAGTGGCATCTCCTGATGTATGTACTATTTTGGAATCCATTCCTGCATTTACTGTAACTGCTGAAAAAGATGCAGTACAATTTGCAGCTGGTGTAACACAAGTTGGTTCAATCGCAAACCGATACACTGTTTACAAAAACCCATATATGACAACTAACGAAATCCTAATGGGTTATAGAGGTAACAACTTCTTGGAAACAGGTGCGGTATATGCTCCATATGTACCACTTATTATGACACCGTTGGTGTACGATCCTCAAAATTTCACCCCAAGACGTGGAGTGATGACGAGATACGCAAAGAAAATGGTAAGACCGGAATTTTACGGAAAGATTTATGTCAAAGACTTGAATACTATTTAAGCCTTTCGGTAAATCTAATACCATTTAAGATTAAGGGAAAGTTGGGAAACCACTTTCCCTTTTTTTATTTGTATTTTATGTTTTATTATATTTATAGATAGTAAAACTATATTAAATACAAAAACTTATGAGTAACGAACAACTATGGCCAGGTTCCAGTTCTTTTTCACCAGGTGATACTCCCTTTGGAACATACGATTCAGATTCAACTTTCCAAACCGATGCTCCTAAAATTGCACGTTGGTGTGCAGTTCGTTTGGGATATCCAATACAAAATGTGGAATTGATAGCAGAAAACTTTTATGCTTGTTTTGAAGAAGCAACATCTGAATATTCTTCACAAGTAAATCAATGGAATATCAGAAATAATTTAGAAAATTTAAGGGGACAATCTAATACAGATAATTTATCTCAAAAAAATATACAGGGTTCAAATCTACATACCATTGTTCAAATATCCGATGGATACGGAACATTGGCAGGAGTGGGTGGAACAACCGATATTAAAAAGGGATATGTAGAATTAGTTGCCAATCAACAAAGTTATGATTTAACCCAATGGGCAGCGGTTAGTGAAAGTGGTAATCGTATTGATGTAACCCGTGTATTTTATGAACCAACTCCAGCAATCAACAGATTCTTTGACCCATATTCAGTAAGTGGACAAGGAACTCTAAACTTAATTGATGAATTTGGGTTCGGTTCCTTTTCACCTGCAGCCCAATTTGTGTTAATGCCAATTTTTGAAGATTTGCTTCGGATTCAAGCAATTGAATTTAATGATACCATACGAAAATCTTCACATACGTTTAATATCGTAAATAATAAGTTAGAGATATTTCCGATACCAACTGAAAATCAAAAACTTTGGTTTGAGTATATGGTTCGGAATGATATGATAAATAATACTACATCAGTTAGTGATACAATAAATGAAATTTCAGATTATTCAAATATCCGATACGATTTTATACCTTATGGGAACATAAACGATGTAGGAAAGCAGTGGATACGGAAATATACCCTCGCATTGGCAAAAGAATTATTGGGGGCAGTTAGAGAAAAATATAGTTCAATACCAATACCAGGTTCTGAAATCTCATTAGATGGGGGAGCGTTAAGGGCAGAAGCTCAAACTGAAAAAGATGCCCTCATAGAACAATTAAGAGAAAACTTGGATGATTTAAGTAGAAAAAACCAATTTGAACAAAAGGCAAGTGAAGCAGAACAAACACAAGAAATGTTAAGAAAAGTTCCAAATTTGATTTACATAGGATAAGATTATGATAAGTAATGAATTTAAGAAAATAGTTAAAGCAGCCAAAAAACTATCCCCACAATACAGGTTTCCATCGTATTTGGGTATGGATAAGGTAACGGGGGAAATCAAACAAACTCCGGAAAATTTAGAAGCATATGAATTTGTAAAGATGTTTAATAAATTACCTGATGCTGAAAAAAGGGATATTAAAGATGCCATATATCGTAAAGAAATTAGGTCTGCTTTGGCAAGTGAAATGCGAGAATATGCCTACGAAAATTTACCCCAAATGATTGCATATGAGGTTTTAAGTAATTTAAAGGGTTTATGGGTGAATTGGAGAGATAAATCACAAAAAATCGAAAGAAGAAAGGAGAAAGAACGGAAACAAAGAGAAAAAGAATCCGCAAAACAAAAAATAATACTTTCATTGAATCGTAAAGATATCAAAAAATCTATATCCGATATTAAACGTTCAATGAAACCTTTCATAACTAAACATTTGAAGGATATTAAAACTACTCTTAAAAAAAATGAAAGACAGATACTAAAAGAGTGGAGGGCGATTCAGAAAATAATGGAAAAAGATGGAGTTATTCCTCAATTTAATAAATTTACTTCTGGTACTGTAAAGTATTCATATGTAAGTGTGGGGGGTAAAGGAATTCCTTTTAGGGACTACCTCTATAAAAAACACTATTCATTTGTAGATAAGTGGTTCAAACCCAGTAGAAGGGCTGGATATAAAATGAAAATTATTACAGAATATGCCATTGATGGGCAGGTAGATTCATTGATACAGAAATTACAAAAAGAATTTAAGGAAGGACACGAACTTAGAGTAGAAATTTTATTTCATCGTTTGTTAAAATTAAATCCAACATTACAAAATTATGAATTATCTCAACCATATAACGGGGGTGAATTTGTATTGAGTTGTAAAAATGATAAGGGACAGTTAGTTGAAGTAAGAACACAAACAATTACGGCAGGCGGTTACAATATACAAAGATTGCATACTAGATGGTTAGTAGATGTTAGAAATACCGTAACTGGTAATAGAGAAGAATTCACAATTAAGGATAAATAAGATATGGCAAGATTTGGTTTAGATAGAGATATAGCCTTCTTTAAAAGTATATCACGAGAGTTAGTAGAACAAGTTATTGAAACTTCCGTTGTTCTATACAAATTGGTAATTCAAAATAGTAAAACCAATTTATATGGCGAATCTTTATCCAAAACCTATTATACGGGCTTAGAAACAAATGCGGTAATAGAAAGAAATGATACTGAATTCAATTATGAAGAATTTGGGCCCGATGGTGGTCAAACAGTAGAATTTAGGTTCAACCGCTTTGTATTAGAAGAAAAGGGATATTATCCTGAAATTGGTGATTTAATTTATCACAACGATGCTTACTTTGAAATTGATTCGGTAAGAGAAGACCAATTGATAGGGGGTAGGGTAGATGAGAAATTTTCAATCATTTGTTCTACATTTATGACACGAAGAAGTTCAATACAAACAGAGGAACGAATTGTATAATGAAAGAACACTCAAAAAATAGAGAAACTCAATTTTCGGTAAGTAAAGAATATCAAAGGGGGATAAAACTCATTGATATTGATACCACTATTGCTGAATATATGGTGGATACAATTATACCAGATTTAGAAGAAAATGGAAATTCGGTTAAAGTTCCACTCTTATATGGAAACGCAGAACGTTGGGCTGGTGCCAGAAAAGATGGATATTTAAGAGACCAAAGGGGTAAAATTCAAATTCCGTTGGTAATGTTTAAGAGAAACTCTATTGATAGAGATTCAAACTTACCACAATTCAAAGATTTGAATACAATGAGTACTTATCGTAAATATAGTAAAAAACATAGATATGAACGATTTACCCTAATGAATAATTCCGCCAGACCCTTTGAACAATACAATGTAAGTGTGCCAGATTATGTGACCATAACTTATGAAGTAATGATATGGACTTCGTTTACGGAACATATGAATAAAATTGTGGAAGCATTTCAGTATGCAACAGACAGGTATTGGGGTAAGGAAAATAATTACAAATTTAGAACTAGTATTGATTCTTTTTCAAATCAACAAGAAGTGGGAGCGGGTTCAGAAAGAGTAATCCGAACTACATTTACAATGACAGTAAATGCGTATCTATTACCCGAAAGATATGATGAAACCCCAACAGTAAAAAAATCATTTTCACCGAAAAGAGTTCTATTTGGAGTAGAAACCGATGTGAGTGGAGATTTATTCACTAATCCGAATATCTATAATGAATACCAACGGGTAATTGATTTTGTTGCAATTAGGGGTTCACAACAAACCGAATTTGTAAATGGGACAACTGTAAAATTGAC